CCTCGTCTTTCACTGGCTTGAATTGTCCACCAAGAACGGATTTCATGCTAATACTACCACCGCCACCCCAAATTGCCGCATCTCCGGCTCTGGGTTCCTTCTTCTGGGCATTCATGGCATCTGTAGCATGTGCAAACTCCTTGTCAGACAGTTTGTTGTTACGTTTGAGGTAACCAGTCTGGTGTTCGCCCTCTCGGGTGGATTTAACGTCCGTCATCCCGTATTCCATAGCCAATTGTTTGACTGTGTTGTCTGTGTGCTTGGTCTTTGCAGACCGTGTGCCCACAGGCTTCAAGAAAACAACGGACAGTGCCCCTTTGCAATTTTTCATGGGACATACAGGTTCCCAAGCCTCAAATATGCCGTGATTTTCGCAGTGATAGTCTTTTAGAACGCTCATAGTTACCCTCTTAGTGCTTCGTCAAGTGTGATTTCTGAATAGTCATGGCGGTTAACCATGCCGACTTTTAGTTTTATGCCCCCTGATGTGACCTGTAAACCCATGCTTGCCATCATTGGTGGCTTGCTTTCCTTCCTGTATTCCACGTATCTTGTCCTGTCTTTGTTCTGCATGACCCGTACATTGCCGCTTTTCCACTGTTGATAGGCCTTGCCAACCCTTATTTGCACCACTTCAGTAAGCGGTTCCTTGTCTTTGATGAACACATCTAGGAAGTGAGCCATAGACATACCCGCTAATTCGCAGAACAAATTAATAGAGATACCTCTATCCTTGTCTGCATGGAAGCGTTTTATCTGGCGTTTGAGTTCAAACTTCGATAGGGGCTTCATATCTGTACTCCACCGTGTAGCCTGTTGATTGCAGGTAGTCCAAAAACTCCATTTCACCGTATGCTTTTGTAGGGTCAGCAGGGACAATGATATGGTCATCATCCATTAGCTTCCTGCTTTGGGCATGACAGCCTAGCAACATACCAAAGTCAAACTCTTCCGTATGAAATCCTGGCCCCATGTACTCCAGTGAGAAGTATTTGGCAATGTGGTCAGGCGCATACCTGTACCCCAAGTACTGCAACTGGGGCTTGAGCAAAGCAGAAAGCTGGGCATCCTCATTCCATCCGTGTATCTCGTTTGCTTGTAGATGGGTAATGCCATGTTTATTGCAAGCAGACAAGAAACGCTTGGAGCGCAAAGAGAAGCCACCGTTTTGCACCACCCGAACACCGGGAGTTCCCACCCAGGTGAAGTTCAAAAACAAATTGAAACCTTCGCCCTGTGGCTCAAAACCGCAGTGAGAGGGTGCACCTATGTAATCGTACTCATAGTATTCCGGCATGAAGTTGTCGCCATCCAGCACCCAGCCATCATCTTGGACGATGAGGCAATACTCTGTGTCTATGAATGCGTATAGCTGGTGCATCATAAAAATAGAGTACTGGAGGTAATTGATAAACCCTATCTGCTTCCACTCTATGTTGTTTGGCAGATTGTCAGGCTTTGCAATAGACAGCAGCAGTCCTCTAGAGCCTGGAAGTTCAGCCATGCTGCGCTTGATGCTTGGCAGGGCACTGGCTCCGTTGTTGTGTCCGTAGACAGACACGATGGTTAGGTCATTGTGTTCCATACATTCCTATGCGTTTCAAGTAATCGCTGACGTTTCTGCCTACAGAGATTTGTTCAGGGGTAAAGTTTTCCTGGGCATGACTGATTTGCCGGGTAATCTTTTGGGCAATAAGTCTGGGTTGAATCTGCTCTGCATACGCCACACAAGCTAGGGCAGTAGCAATCACACGGTCATCCTTGCCCCTACCGGGTGCACCCAAGAAGGAACCTTCCCGCACAATGCCTTTCATTTCTTCCAGCGTATCCATGCTGCGTATCTTTATCATCTGCCGCTCAAAGTAATCCTTCATGTATTGCAACATCCGCTCTTTAGAGTTGGTTGTGGTGAGGTAGCCAATGCTATTAGAAAGCCCACCAAGCGTGTCATTACGCCTCCAAATGTAGTTGGTCATGCTACCAAGTACGTCCATCAATCCGTGCCCCATAGCGCCTCCTAGCGAGACTGCCATGCGCTTTAGATTGCGTATCTCGTTGATGACTGCTTGACCAGGGCCGTTGACTTCCAGGTTCAGCGTAGAGTTCTTGTATGCGCCAGCAAGGTGGGCAATGACCCACGCAAACTGGTAGGTGTTCATCTCAGAAGTGGCAAACTCAGCAACTTGGTCAAGTCCATCTGCGTAGCATCTGTAGACCTGGATGCAGAATCTATCTGCCCAATCAGAGCTACCGTAAGCGGGGTCAGCACCAATAACGTAATAAGCAGTGTCAACAGGTTCTTCCCAGACCGTGAGTGTGCCCAGTCTCTCAGTGGACTTAATGACTTCAGTGTCTTGGAACAGTTGTCCAAAAGCATAGCGATAGTGGTCTGGTACAAGTTTCTTTGCCTCTTTAGCTGCCTCTGTGCAGCGGGTGGTTGAGAAGAAGGATGTGCCTGTCATCACAAAGGCATAGTCCTCAGTGGGTGGGAACTCTTGATACATCAAGGATTCGTCTTTGATACCTTCGTGCATTTTCCACCGCCACCAAGCCATCTGCCGGGAGTTGACCTCATACCCGTACAGCTTCTTAATGTCTTTCACCCACTCCTTCTCTTCCGCACTGAGCTTGCCATCCCAGTAGACTTTGTAGATGTTGGAGTCACCAGGGACAGAGTAATACTCATTCCTCCACCAGCCGCAAAAGATTGCCCTCTGTGTCTTTGCCTTCTTAGCGGTCTTGTACATGTCGTGAAACATGTTGAATCCCTGCGCTGTACTTTCAAACATGTAAAGCCGCTCAGGGTTCTTTTCAGCAAGAGAAGCTATTAGGGAGGCTAGGCCTTCTTCGTTTCCCCAGGAAGCTGTTTCCGTCCCATGTAGGTAAGTGATAGCTTTACCCTGCCCCAATCGAGACTTGTTACCAGCGATTTGGTAAAAAAGTCTAGACCTGTTTTTGAGCACCATTTGATTGCGATTGTGAGCAACCAGAGGAATCTTGTACTCCTTGGGTAGACCTTCAATATACATTGCCAATGTTGACCTGAACATATCTCGGTTTTCTTCAGTATCGGCAACAAGAGTGCCCTGCCAACCAGGGTGAGTGAATTGCCAATACAAATCAAGGGCAAGGCTGATAGTAGTAATACCCAACTGACGGCCTTTAAGAATAACGAAAAAATGAATATCATCTTCTAGACCCTTCTTGATTTCCTCCATCACATACGTCTGAGTCCCCAGCAGGGTTCCCATCTTCTTCAAGCCCTCTTCCTTTGTCTCAATCTTGAGTTCGGAACAGAACTTGTAAAACTTGGTTAGGTCAAAGTTCATTGTTTTCTTTGTTTGTCAAAAGAGTCTAGATTCCACTCTGATATTGTTGCTGCCACTTCCTTGTTCTTCGCACAACGTATCAGCTCCTTGTAGAACAACTCTGAATACGTTTCCCGCCACTCAGCAGCTAACGCCCTCTTTGCCGCTGGTTTAATGCAGGACAAGGCTCTTAACATTTCCCGCTTCAGCTTCATACGAGAAGCGTATAAAGCCATCTGTGTATCCTTGCTCGTATCCATGAGCTACCGCCTCATTCATTTTTCCCGCCAACATCTGCACCACTAACTCCGTCTGGCAAAGACGAGTCATCAAAGCCCTACAGACTTCACGCAACTCATCTTCTTCCATCCACAGTAGTTCAGTCATTAAAACCTCTCCATTTGAACAAGTAAAGGTACATATACATCTCCCATCTTCCTCCAGGTTCTTCAAGATGCCAGTGGTAACACTTTTCAGCCATGCCAAGCCAGTATTGATTCTTCATCTTGTTCTCCACACCCGCACCACTAGCCCTTCTGTCTTTGCCGTCAACCCAATCCCCAACCGCCTACTAGCCCTGTAGTTGGCATTCAACACCTTCTGCCTAGCCCCTACAGGCACACAGAAGCTGTCTCCCACATCCATCTCCTCATACGGGTAGGCATACACCACCCTAGGTACAGGTGCAGGTCTACCTGTCTCCAAAGCTATTTCAGTAATCATCCTCTAACCCTCTCTACAGATAACTCTATCTTACAGCCATCACGGATTGTTTGCAACAACCCTGGTCGCCCCACGCAAGCATGGGGCAAAAAAAAGAGCTACGCAAGTGGTAGCTCTAAATTCCTCTAGGGAACATGACAAACACGGCTGGGGACTGCCGTTTATGTACGGGGAAACAGCAGGGACGGCAGACCCTTTTAACCCGTTTTCACTCCCCATGCGTGTTAGCACATGACCGCTATCCTACCAGAAACCTATTTTTTTCTGGGGGGAGCGAGATGTGGGGTGCACCTCTTTACATATCTCACGACCCATCACCTGTCGCCACTGCTGCTGCTGTGTTGCTGCATCTTGTGCACACTACCCAACCCCAACCCGATAGCATCATGATAGCACTCTAGGGCACTGTAGCGTCTCAGTAGGTCAACCCCAACCCTACCCCAACCCCCATGTAATTCCCGTAGGGCGGGTAGTGGAATATAGTCGCATTACCCCTTATGCATAAAACGCATAAGCTACACTATAAGACAATAACTTATAAAGACAATAAGTATAGTAACCTTATATATATTATATATCCCTACTGTATACACCGGGTGAATCTTATCATAAATAAGACTATAACACTGTAAGGGTATACATTAGGGAAATCCACTAGCGTTGATTTATAACGATATTTTATGGGTTGGCACGATTCTATTATGCTATATATGTGTAGGGGTCAAAAAATCACTACACCTAACCTAACCTAACCTAATGGAGCTAGTAGCATGATTCTCAAAGCACGATTCAACAATGGCATCGATAACCTTAACGCATTGGTTGACCAGTACACCAAATTAAACGGGCACGTTAAATTTCTTACTTGCAAGGGCATTCTCGATTCTCAGAGCGAGATAGTTGGCGAGCAAAATGAAATTATGTTTTTTATCGGTTTTGTGGCTGGCTTGGGCGTACACACATTGGAGAGTGTGACTAAGGTCTGAGAGTGCCACCTACTAGCCTATTCAGTAGGCTAGTAGATTGTCATTCGACAATCAAACCCTAACCCTGAGGATAGTATCCATGAAATTATCAAAAATCATATCCGGCATAGCACTAGGCAACACCTATGACGAAAAGGCATTGTTGAAGTGCTTAAAAATGAAGCTCATTTTGCGTAATGAATATTTTGATGTCATTCAACGCTATTTGGCTGGTAACACCAAAAATGGAGACCATATCTTATTGCAAGATATTTCCGTTTGTTTGCATAAGGTAGGGGCATAACATGAAAACCATACCGATTCAACCCATGCGTAAGCTTGAAGCAGCACTAGTGGCTGGCAGCGTAACGCAAACCACAAAAATGCCGTGCAAGAGCTATAGCTTACCTACTGTGGCTTGCATTACCGGGTTCAAAATGGCACAGATACCCGGTTCTATCTGCTCAACATGCTATGCCAACAAGGGTAATTATGTGGCTTATGCCAACAACATAGAACCCGCACAACATGCACGTTTAGACTCATTACATGATGCATTGTGGGTTGATGCTATGGTTTCCCACATTGGAAACGATAGCTATTTTCGCTGGCATGATAGTGGCGATTTACAAGGCCTGTGGCATCTCGAGAAAATAGCACAAGTGGCACAGTTAACCCCTAATTGTCTCCACTGGTTGCCAACCAGAGAATATTCTATGGTTAAGGCCTACATAGCTAAACATGGGGCACTGCCAGACAATTTGATTGTGCGATTGTCTGCAATGTACGTTGACAAGCTTGTCACTATCCCAGCAAGCTTGCAAGGCCAAGCTAACGTCACTGTGTCCAATGTACACACAGTAACCCCTATGGGTTTAGAGTGCCAAGCACCTAAAAACAAGGGTCAATGTGGGCCATGCCGGGCATGTTGGGGCACTGAGCCTGTATCGTACAAAGCACATTAATGCAAAGCCTGTAGACCCTTACACAAGGGTTTATGGGGTTTGTAGTGATACAAGCCTAAACCTAACCTATCGGAGAATTGACAATGCAACGAGTAATGCAAGCAAAATATCCCGGGCGCTGTGCTGTGTCTGGCGCTGCCATCTATCCCGGCGATACCATTAAATTCGATACATCTACCCGTAAGGCTTGGCTTTGCGAGCATGATGATGCCGGGGTCTATATCGCACAGCGTACAGCGACTAAACCCGCATATGTGTCGGATGTTTTCCGTTTTGGTAATAATGAGTTTTACCGCAACAAGGCCGGACGTTGTGAGGATGCCCCTTGTTGTGGGTGCTGCACCATCTAACCCGTTTAGCCCCCTTGTCGGGGCTATAAAGCCCCATCTAGACCCCTAACCTTGGAGATAACACCATGAACACCACCCCTGGCCCCTGGCACGTGCAAGGCCGCTACATAGTACCCGCTGATGATGGCCCATCTATCGGTTCTGCTGTAGCACTCAAAGCCCCAAGCCTGAAGAAACAACCCGACTTTGATGCAGTGGCCCATGCCAATGCCCGGTTGATGGCTGCTGCCCCCGAGTTATTGGCTGCACTGAGTGAGTTGGTAGCAGAAGCAGATAGCCCCCAAGGGTGGGACGGTCACCCCCACCCCCATACCTACGGTTTTCAAATGGCACGAGATATTCTTAGCAAGATGAAGATTTAACCCTGGAGAATGCCCCATGAATAAACACACCCCCGCCCCCTGGTATTTCAGCGACAACACCCGGTACAAAAACCCCTGGACAACCAACCCCTACAGCATCACCGTGCGGAAACCTGGGGTTCACGGCACAACCATTGCCAACATCCCCAACAGACGGTCAGTGCCAGACGATGAAAAACGGGCCAACGCCCTTTTGATTGCACACGCCCCTGAGCTGCTGGGGTGCGTTATTTCCATGCTACGTTGGTACAGCAACCGCCTAGACGGGCATAACATCAGCCCCATTCAGAATCAGCCCCCAGAAATTCAGAGGGCCATGATTGTTTTTAACAAAATTACTGGAGAAAATTATGCTTAAAATTAAGCCCCAAGACCTGAACCCCACTGTCCGCAGATACCCCCGTACCCTGCAAGAGGCATTCCCCCAGCATGACTGGGAAACTGTGGATAAGACTGTGTATAAGGTTAACCCTGATGATGTTCTGTGCCTTATAGCCCTTTTCAGTCTAGGGTTTCTGCTTGGCATCCTAGTGGGTGAGATGTAACATCCGCCCCATTGCCGTGAGAAGCAATAACATGAAGCCACTTAATTCTACTCTCGCCCTTGGTCTTTACTTTAGGGTTCTCACCGAGGGTAGAGCTAAGTGGCTTTTTTTATTGCCCCATGTCATTCGTACCCCACACGTTAGCAAGCACCTAGATGGGTGGCGTGGGAGAGAACATAGGGCAGCGCATCACCCCGCTGACAACCCTCGCAGACTGTGTGCGTGGTACTGCTCAAGACGGAGGGACATGGTGAGACAAGACCCCCATCGAATGAAACGCACCCTTAAGGGGAAGCTAGTGCGCCAAGCGCATGGGCTTAGTGTGAGGCTTCTCACCCTTGGGGAACCTATGCCTGAAAGGAAAGTAGCCCCATGAACGTACAGCAAGCACAGAGAATCCTAGCCCGACACAAAGAGGGTGACGTTTACCCCCAATGGGTAATCAACACGGCCCTTTATTTAACTGGAGACATAGATGAAATGCCCACAATGCCAAGCCCCCACAGAGGTGGTGACCAGCAGACTGAGACAAGCGAATTACATCTACAGAAGAAGGATTTGTTTTAACCAACACTATTTCTCAACCCAGGAAGTAGCAGTAACTGCCCCCAGCCCCAAACTCAAGAGAGGAAGACCCCGTAATGAAAAACCTTGACCCTGAAGATGAAGCATTTGAAGAATTGTCTTTGAAACAAGGTCACTGGCAGCACACCAGTGGCTGGCGTAAGAAACAGATTCTGGAGACAAGCATGACAAGAGATGAAGTAGACATCATGTGGCAACAGGCTATGCGCCAGTCTGTTGAAGCTGGTGAGGTGTACGTACGCTATCACTTTGCCAAACTGGTAGCCGCCAAAGCAAGGGGACAAGCATGAAATCAAGAACAGTATTTATGGCCCTTATGCGGGGCAGAGGCTACACCCTAGAAGAACTGGAGTGGAATGGCAGCAAGTTCATTCGCCCCGCCATGCAAGGCAGATGGGGATATTTCCTCATGGGCTGGGAGATGAGGGGAACACAATCAACAGAGACAGGAGGGTAAACACCTACACACACTAACCAGATACCTGTATAATTTAATCTCACCCTAACCTCAACAAAGGAAGTTCCACATGAAATTCTGTATAGATTGCAAGCATTTTGCGATGGAGAAGCACTCCATCAACCCTGAGCTTGGTAGATGCGCCATAGTACGTGCTACAAGCCTCGTAACGGGGCTTATAGTGCCTCTTGATACCTTGCCCTTCTGTGCTGTGCAACGCTGCACTAGCAAGCCCTGCGGCCCTGATGGTGCGATGTTCGCAGAGAAGGAGGCCAGCAATGTCTGACTTCAGCCCTGAAACACGTAACAGCGCATGGTGGTCTGGCGACTCCCGCCGTGCAGCATCCGGCAAAGCTGGGGAAGTAATACTCACAAAGCTGGGCAAGATGGAGATTCCTGACCTGTCCGGCATCGAAGCTGTGCAGATGGGTCATGTGATGGAACCCGTTATTGCTAACCTTGCCAGCGAGAAGTTGGGTGTGCGGCTGGAGAAGATTGAGGAAGCTCTCACGCATCCCAAGCACCCCTGGCTGCGCTCACACTTTGACTACCACGGGAAACTCAATGGCGAAAATATCCTGGTCGAGTGTAAAAACTACAACGCTGCTGTTAGAAGTAAGTTTGACGATAGCGGCCTCATCCCTGCTGCTGACATGGCTCAACTTATCCATGAAGCGGCGGTATACGGCATACGGAATATTTATCTGGCTGTGCTATTTGGCGGTCAAGAGTTTGTGCTTATTCCGTTCACCATCACTGACGAGCAAAAAGAGGAGCTTATACAGCAGATGGCTGTCTTTTGGGGACATGTACAAGCCGGAACAGTCCTACCGCCAGAGACTCCTGAACAGGCACGACTGATTTACCCGACAGGACTGGACAACACCAAGATGGCCTCCAGGACGGTGGAGGAGGCTTGCCGCACCCTACAGGTGGTCAAGGGTCAGATAAAGGCTTTAGAGGCTCAGGAAGCGGCTCTGATGACCCTTGTGCAAGGTTACATGGGTGAGTGCAACCAGTTGGCTACCTTTGACGGGTCAGTGCTGGCAACCTGGAAGAACGCCAAGCACAGTGAGAGGTTTGACAGCAAGCTGTTTCAGTCTGCCATGCCGGAGACTTACGAGAAGTTTGTGGTAAATATCCCAGGTTCACGGAGGTTCTTAGTCAAATGAAAGCCTACCCATTTATCCACAAACACCCTACGTCTGGGCAAACGTCTATGGCAGAGGGTATGGATTTGCGTGACTACTTTGCTGGTCTTGCTTTGCAAGGTTTAGTTGCAAGCGGAACATATCCCACGGGAATAATGTTTGATACGGCAAAAGAAGCCTATCAAATGGCAGACGCAATGATGAAGGCCAGGGAGGTCAAGAATGAGCATTCTTAGCATTTACATGCTGGCTTTCTGTTCCCTGATGGAACTGTCTATAACTATTTTGGAGAAACTCTTATGAGCAATATCGTTCCGCTTGCGGACATTCAGAAGATGGCAGAGGTTGCTGCCACCAGCAAGATGTTTGGGTTCAAGAACCCACAGGAGGCTATGGCAATCATGTTGCTGTGCCAAGCAGAGAACCTGCACCCGGCAATAGCCATGCGGGATTTTCATGTCATCCAGGGCCGTCCAGCTCTGAAAGCAGATGCGATGCTGGCAAGGTTCCAGC